ATGGACAGCCCGACGATGATCGACTTCATCGCGAAGGGCATCGGCGCGGGCGTCCTGAAACCGAACGAAGGACGCGCGCTGCTGAACAGCAAGCCGGTCGAGGGTGGCGACACGCCGTACCTGCAACAGCAGAACTACTCGCTGGCAGCGCTCAACAGGCGCGATCAGGCGACTCCGGCGCCACCCTCGACACCGGCCCCGTCGAACGACGACGAGCCGGACGACGACGAACCGACCGAGACGGACGAGCCTGACGACGACGAACCAGACGACGTTCCCGGCGAGGCCGAGGACGAGACGCGCGCAAGCGAGACGTCGACGCTGAGGACGCTCCTGCTGGCGAAGGTCACGAGGTTGGACTATGGCGCGTGAGACCGAGCAGCTGGCAGAAGTGATCGCCGAAGCGATCCGCGTCGCGCTCGTGCCGTTCGTCGCGCGCATCGCGGCGCTCGAAGCGCGCCCGGTCGTGCACGGACGCGATGGCGCGCCGGGACGCGACGGCCTGACGGTCGTCGGACGCGATGGCGAGCGCGGCGAGCGCGGCGAGACGGGTCCGGCTGGACCGCAAGGCGAACCCGGCCCCCCGGGACCGATCGGCTCAGCGGGGCCGCAGGGCGAGAAGGGTGAGACGGGCGAGAAGGGTGACGTCGGTCTCTCGATCGTCGGACCGCAGGGCGAGCGCGGCGAACGTGGCGAGAAGGGCGACGTCGGCGACGTCGGCCCCGTCGGACCACGCGGTGAGAAGGGTGAGACGGGCGAGCGCGGCGAGCGCGGCCTGCCGGGAGAACGCGGCACGGATGGCGTCGACGGACTCGTCGGGCCGCGCGGCGAGCGCGGCGACGTTGGACCACGGGGCGAACGTGGCGAACCGGGACCGCAAGGCGAGCGTGGCGAGCGCGGGTCGGATGGCTCGCTGGAGAACCTGAAGGTGGTGCCGCATGACGACGGCCGCGGGTTCACCCTGTGCTACAAGGACAGCGGTCGAGAGGTGGAAGGCGGCGTGCTGCGCTATCCCGTGGTGCTTGATCGTGGCGTCTGGAAGAAGGAGACGTCCTACGACGCGGGCGACGGCGTCACATGGGGCGGCTCGTACTGGATCGCGCAAGCGGCGACGACCGGCGAGCGTCCCGGCGATGGCGCGACCGCGTGGCGACTCTCGGTGAAGGCGGGACGCGACGGCAAGCCGGGGAAGGACGGCGAGCGCGGCGCGAAGGGCGAGACGGGTGCGCCGGGACGCGACCTGACGCAGATGGATGCGACCGGGCGGAAGTGGTGACGACGATGACGGCGACTGCGATCGTGACTCCGGTGCCGGCGCTATGTCCGGGCGGGACGGTCGTCTGCCTCGGCGGTGGGCCCTCGCTCACCGTCGAGGACGTCACCTACTGTCGCGGCAAAGCGACCGTCATCGCGATCAACGACGCGTGGCGCCTCGCGCCGTGGGCAGACGCGCTGATGGCGTCCGACGCGTCGTGGTGGCATCACTATCGCGGTGCGCCGGAGTTCCGTGGGCTGAAGTTCTCGCTCGACCCGCCAGCGCGATCGATCGCGGGCGTGCAGGTCTTGCGCAACACCGGCGACAAAGGGATCGAGACGGACCCGACCGGCCTGCGTACAGGCCGGAACTCCGGGGCGGCGGCGATCAACCTCGCCGTCCACTTCGGCGCGACGCGGATCATCCTGCTCGGCTACGACATGGACGTCGACGCGAAGGGCCGGAGCCACTGGTTCGGGCATCACCCGACCGGCCTGCGCAACAACTCACCCTACGCGCTCTTCCGGCAGATGATCGGCACGATGGCCGAGCCGCTCGCGGATCTCGGCATCGCCGTCGTGAACTGCAGTCGGCAGACGGCGCTGACCTGCTTCCCCTGCGCGCCGTTGCGCGAGGTGCTGTCGTGAGCGCGCGCGTCTTCGGCGTCGACTACCAGTTCCTCGCCTGCGGCGACGTCTTCACGCAGGGCCTCGCACACGCCGCCGCCGACCTCGGGCTCGTCTATCGGCACGCCGACTGTCGCGCGTGGGATCTCGCCGACCAGATCGAGCGCTTCCGGCCTGACCTCGTCGTCGTCGTGCACGGGCGCGTCGCGCACAACCGACTCGGGAAAGCGGGCGAGACGACGCCGACGGCGCTCTGGCTGCTCGATGAACCCTACGAGGTCGACGAGACGAGCCGCTGGTCGCGGCGCTTCACCTACGTCGGCGTCAACGACGTCGCGACGCTCCACCGGCACGAGCGCGCCAGCTACCTGCCGGTCTGCTACGACCCGCAGGTGCATCGACCGGGCGACGGCGTACGCGCGTACGCGGTCGGCTTCATCGGCGGCGGGAACCCGTCGCGCGAGCGCATCCTCGGCGCGCTCGTTCGGCGTCAGCGTCTCGACTACGTCGTCGGCGGGCCGTGGAACGATCCGCTCGTGCGCGCGCGCTGCCTGTCGCCGAACGTCCCGCCGAGTCGCACGGTGCGGCTCTACCAGCAGACGCGCATCGTCGTGAACGTCTTCCGCGACAAGCATCACTACAACCGCGATCACATCGAGGGCTACGCGCTCAACCCGCGCGTCTATGAAGCGCTCGCCTGCGGCGCGCTCGTCGTCAGCGAGTGGCGGCCTGAGGTCGCGTCGCTCGTCCCGGAGTTGCCGACGTTCCACGGAGTCGACGACGCGGTCGCGATCGTCGACGACCTACTCGCGCATCCTGAGCGCGCCGAGGCGATCCGCGCCGCCTGCGCCGCGCGTCTCGCGTCGCACACCTATGCGCAGCGCCTCTCAACGCTGCTCGCGCGCGCGAACCTCGCGCCGCGCGTCGAGGCCGTCGCATGAGCGCGCCGCGCGTCTCGATCGTCACGACGGTCTACGATCGCGTCGACTGTCTCGCGCGCTGCCTGCGCGCGACGACGCATCTCCGGTTCACCGACGTCGAGCAGATCGTCGTCGCCGACGCGCCGCCGCCTGACGTCCGCGCGGCGATCGCCGACGTCGTCGCCGCGACACAGGACGCGCGCGTCCGCCTGCTCGCGCGCGAGACGCGCGCGAACGACTGGGGGATGACGCCAGCGCACGACGGGTTGCTCGCGTCGCGTGGCGACTACGTCTGCTTCCTCAGCGACGACAACGCCTATCTCCCGGATCACTTTCGGCCGCTCGTCGCCGCGCTCGACGCCGACCCCACGCTGGCGTTCGTCTACAGTTCGTGCCAGTACGCAGGACGCACGGTGCTGAACTACGCGCCGCCGTGTGGCGCGCGCATCGACCTCGGCCAGCCGCTCTTCCGGCGGCAGCGGCTCGTCGACCTGTTCCCGCGCGGCTTCGGCTTCTCGCAGTTCGCGTGGGACTGGCGGCTGATCGAAGCGCTGCTAAAGACGAAGGCGCGCTGGCGCCACGTCGACGCGCAGACGTTCATCTTCCGGCTCGCCGCGTATCCGGCGCTCGTCGAGGCGCTCCGATGAGCCTCTCGATCATCGTCCCGACCTGCGGGCGCGCGACGCTCGCGCGAACGCTCGACTCCGTCGTGCCGCAACTGCAGCGCTCGCCGGTCGCGGGCGTCGACGAAGGCGACGAAGTGATCGTCGTCGGCGGGCCAGCTGACGCGGTCGCGCCCTACGTCGCGCGCGGCGTCCGGCACGAGCCGCATCGCGCGATGCATCACTGGGGCTGCGAGGAGCGGACGCGCGCGATCGCGCTCGCGCGTCAGTCGCATCTCGCGTTCATCGATGACGACGACTACTGGACGCCGGACGCGCGCGTCGCGATCGCCGAGGCGGTTGCCGAGTACCCGGAACAGCCGATCCTGTTTCGGATGCAGTACGTCAGCGGCGGCATCCTCTGGCGCGAGCGCGCGGTGCGCTGCGGGAACGTCAGTACGCAGATGATCGTCGTGCCGAACGATCCGCTGCGGCTCGGCGTCTGGACGACGCGCCGCGCGGGCGACTTCGACTTCATCGCCAGCTGGCGCTGGCGCGAGACGGACATCGTATGGCGCGAGGCGATCATCGCGCGGGTCGGACGACGCTGATGCGACCGGAGTTGAGCGGCTTGCCACAGGGCTGGTTCCACCACGGCGAGAAGATCCTCGACCTCGTCGTCGCGCACCAGCCGCGCGTCGTCGTCGAACTCGGCACGTGGCGCGGCGCGTCGGCGATCGCGCTCGCGCGCGTCATGCGCCCGTGGGGTGGCGTCGTCTACTGCGTCGACACGTTCACCGGCGGCGTCAACGGCGGGCGCACGGCTGCGCCGCCGAAGATGCTCGCGGAGACCGCCGGGAACTTCATCCGGGCTGGCGTCGCGCCGTTCACGCGCCTGATCGTCACGACGACGGTCGCCGCCGCGTCCGGCTGGACGCTCCCGGTCGACTTCCTCTACGTCGACGCCGACCATACGCAGGAGAACTGCGCGAGCGACCTGTCGGCGTGGTGGCCGCACGTGCGCGTCGGCGGGCTCGTCGCGGGCGACGACTACGACAACCCGATATATCCCGGCGTCCGCGCCGCGTGGGATGCGTTCGAGGTCGCGCACGGGCAGACCTTCGAGCGCTTCGCGACACCGAACACGAACCCGCCGGGGATGCGCTTGGTCTACGGGTTCAAGAAGGACGACACGCGATGAGCCTCGTGACGCTCGAACAAGCGAAGCGACACCTGCGGATCGACGTTCCGACGACGCCGACGCCGGACCCGCTCGACGCCGATCTGGAGATGAAGATGGCGGCGGCGGAAGCGATCGTGCTCGACTACATCGGGCAGCTGAACGTCTCGCCGCCAGCGTGGGTCGACGAGACCGACTGCCCCCCGATCATCCAAGCGGCGATCCTGATGCAGACGGCGGAGTTGTGGAGGTTCCGTGGCGATGACCCCGGGACGGTCGTCAGCGCGCCAGCGCGCGCGGACGCCGGGAGCCTGTCGCCGATGATCGAAGGGATGTTGCGCCGGTATCGCGATCCGGCGTTGGCGTGACGTATGACGAGTGGCGACCTGAGCGACCGGGTGACGTTCTATGAGCCGACGTCGACGACCGATGACCTCGGCGGGCAGGCGCTCGACTACTCGACGCCGCTGGCGACGGTCTGGGCGAACTGGCGCTGCCTGACGTCGCGCGAGCGTCTCGTCGCGCAAGCTATGGCGGTCATCCCGGAGTTCAAGGTGACCATCTACGCGCGCACGGGCATCTCGACGCAACTGCGCGTCGAGCGCGTCGGGGGCGATGAGGGGATGTGTCAGGTCGTCGCGGTGACGTCGATCGACGACCGGCGGTTCTTGGAACTCGACGTCGTGAAGGTGATCTGATGGCTGAGAAGACCGCGCTGGCGAACGTACAAGCCTCGGTGATCGCGACGCTCTTGGCGGACAGCGCGCTCGCCGCGCTCGTCCCGGGCGGCGTCTGGGACTACGTCCCGGCCGATCCCGTCTGGCCGTATCTCGTCGTCGAGAGTGCCGAGGAGACGCCGAACGACACCTACGGCGCGCAGGGGCGGAACGTCGCGATCACGCTCACGGTGTTCTCGTCCTATCAGGGCCGGAAGGAACAGTTCGCGATCGTCGACGCGCTCGTCCGGCTCCTGAGCGACGTCAAGCTGACGATCAGCGGCTGGGAGCATCTGGCGACGTGGCACACGTCGAGTCGCGCGACGAGTCCGTTTGAGGCGGGCAACGCGCGCGCGGGTAGTTCGAGCGTCACGCTGACGGTCGTCGTGCTGGAGGCGTGATGGCGACCGACGCGCGACAGGCGCAGGCGCAAGAGTGGGCGCGGCGCATCCGGCGGCTGGAGCCGCAGGCGCTGCAGTGGATCTATGAAAGCGAGTCGAGCGCGATCGCGGATCTGGCGCGACGCACGCTGGCGCAGGCAGTGGGCCTGCGTCGGTTACTAGACCAGATAGGCGGACGCGTAAGCGTCCACGGTGAGGAGTCGCAGCTATGAAGTCAGCCAGCCCGGACATCAAGATCGAGTTCGGCGCAGGGTCGCCGCTCGCGGACATCACGAACCTCGTGATCTCCGACGTCGCGCTCGGCGGCGAGGGCATCTTCGTCGACGGGACCGCCTACGGCATGACGAACGTCGTCAACCTGCCGGTCGGGATCACCAACCAGCCCGACATCACGCTGGAAGGGTTCTACGACGACGCGGACAACGGACCGCACGACCTGTTCGGCACGGTCAGCGGCGCGGACACCGACCCGTACACCCTGAGAGTGACGTGGACGGCTGGCAGCCCCGCGTCGTCGACCGAGATCCCGGTCCACATCAAGTCCTTCAACATCATCGGCAAGGTGAAGGACGTCACCCGGTTCCGCGTCGTGCTGGCGCAGGCCGGACCGACCGTGCAGACGCGCGCGGGCGCGTAAGTCGTTCACGCTAACAAGACGCGCGGCCGCGTCCCGAGGAGCGACCGCACGCCGTTGGAGGTGCTATGAGTTCTCCGTTCGCCTCGAAAGTCGTCGTGACGTTGCCGGTGCCGTTCGACCCGCCGCACGAGGTGACGATCCGCAAGCTGGCTGGCCGTCATCTCGAACGCGCGCGCAACGTCTTCCTCACCGGGCTGTTTCAGGACGTTCAAGCGCGCGGCGGCGCGGCTGTGCAGAAGGAGATGCAGCAGCTGTTCGTCAAGGACGCGCCCGACCAGCAGGAGATCGCCGAGAAGGTCAAGAAGGTCGAGGCGGACCCGCTGAACGGCTTCGACAAGTACGTCATCGCGCAGGCCGGACTCGTCGCGTGGACCTACCCGGAGTCGCTGAAGCTGGAGCAGGTCGTCGACGTCGACGGCTCGATCGCGATGCGCTGTCCGGCGATCGACGACCTCGACGAAGACACCGTCGAGTGGATCGCGACCGAGGTGATGCGCCTGACGAAACCGGCGCTGTTTCAGAGCGCGAGCGAAGCGGCGGCCGACCGAAAAAACGGCTAGCGCGCCTTCATCGCGCGCTCGACGACGACGGCCCGTTGCCAGAGACGTACGTGATCGGACGCATCTGCGAGGAGTTCGGATGTCT